TTGTATTACAGATTTGCTATCTGACATAAACAAAATAAAAACATTTAAAGAATATAAAAAATATTACAATAGTATTGAAACTAAGATACCAGAATTAAATATACTAAATTATAAAATAGATAATAAATTACAATTTAAAGTTTTAGAAACAGGAAATGTGCTTGCATTAGATTCTGTTGGTAAATATACAAATTGTTGTCAGAGATTAGGTTCAGTTGGTGAAATGGCAGCAGTTGATAGTTTTATAAATAAATTTGCATCTGTATTAGTATTATACTATGAAGATGATTTATTAGCTCAAAGTTATTTTCACTATGTAACAAAAGAACATGACAACCAAGGACCTGGTATTATATTAGATAATGTTGAAGTAAATAAACCATTATTAATTTCTATAAATGTAGATTTAGATAATACATATAAATTATTAGCTGACTATATAAAAAATAATTATAAAGAAATAAAATATTTTAGATGTGGTTTAGATTATAATAAATTAAATGAAAAAAAATGGAAAAAAGGCAGTTCTAAAGATGATAACAGGGTATTTTCTTCAAAATTACCTGATACTTATTCAGATTATAATTCAGATGCTTTTTTAGATTTATTTTCATAATAAGTAAAGTTTTTGTGATATATAAAATTATATGGATAATGAACAAAGTTTTAAACAAATACTTAAGCAGCAAAAAATTAAAGTAGAGACTGAGGAGCAAACTAGATCTAGATTAATTAAAGTATCTAGGTTTCTTGGATGCGAACAAGATATGAAAGCTATATTTGCAAAGTATGATGCATTACTTGCAAGATGTACAGATGCAAAAGAAAGAGATGCTATATCTAGATTAGGTGCTCAAGAAATAAATTATTTATTAGGTAAAAATGAAGGTTTTTCTCATAATGGTGTAGATGTTAAATAATAACGGATATTCTTGATATATAATAAGTACTTACTAAATTTAAAGTAAGCGCAAGGAAAAATACAATATGACAAGTGATAATTTAAGTACAGAGTTTTTTGAAGGAACAGTAATCTTTTTTGGTAGTAAGAATAAAGCTAATATGAATAACTCATATGGATTTATTAGTGTTCCAAATAAAGCTGACCTATTCGTACATTTTAGTGACCTAGTAATTGAAGGTTATAAAACCTTAAACAAAGGTGATAAGGTAAGATTTCAATATGGAGTAAATAACAAAGGTTTACCTAAAGCAGTTAATGTAGAGGTTATAGAAAAAGCAAAAGTGTAATTGAAAATTATAGTGTAAATACTTAAAGCACCACTTCTGGTGCTTTTTTATTTTTTCATTATAAATTGTTGAATGATTGCAGCAACTATAGCAAGTGTAACAGAAGATCCCATTACTATTTGTAGTTGAAATAATTTTCTATCTAATTCTTCTGTTTTTTTATCTATCTTATTAGAAAGTTCTAATATTTTATCTATTTTATCTGCAGTAATTTTATCTAATTTATCTAATATTTTTGTTATTCTTAAATCCAAACCGTCTGGAAATAACTTAGTTATATTTTCATTAGTATTTTTATTTATTCCAGATGATAATTCTAATATTTCTATAATTTCTTCATTTTGGTTAGCTACTTCAGAATATATGGCAACTATCTTAGTATTGACATCCAACATATGTTGTAAGTCACTAGTAGATATATTTGCAGTTGGTACATTAATTTCTTTTTTTAAAGCATTTGATGTTGTTACTTCATTTGTCCAACTTTTACGAGTTTCCTTTTCAGCCATTATTTTTTCCTTTTTGCTCTTATTTTATTGATAATCCTTTCGCATTCATCATCTAGATCTTTATATTTTTTTAATACCTCTTCTTTAAAGCTTTCTGGATCTTCATCTTCTAGATTAATTTGTTTATTTATTGTAGAATCTAATGTTAATGCAGTTGAATTATCTTGTATCATTTATTTGCCCTTGTCTTGATCGTTTGATTCTGCTTTTGACATATCGTCTTCTGTATTTGTGGTAGTATCATTGGCGAAATCTTCATCTGATAATAATAGCTCATCATATTTTTTACCTTCATAAACTTCGCCTATTATTTTTCTTTTAAAGCTAGTTGGTTCATAGTTACATGGTTTAACTTTCTTTATTTTTTCTGGTGCTGATTTTCTTACTACTAATAGATGTTGTTTTTTTGATACAGAACCATTTTTAATACTTTTTTCTATTTGTTCATCTGTTAATTTATAATGTTTATTATCTCCAAGATTAACATTTGTTCTTGCAGGTATAGTTAAACCAAGGTCTCCTAATGAAACATTTGATTTAGAGTGATTGTATATCCAATAGTCTTTTGTAGCCATATAAATATGTTAAATAATCGAATATCTTAATATAATAATGAAATGCCACAAATATTAAATTACAGTCCAGGACAAAGAGTTACAATAATATTACAGGTTCTTGATGCTACATTCATAAGAGCCGATTCTCCTATTACTCCAACTGTATTTCGTATCATATCCCCTTCATTAACATTACTTGTAGGATATCCAGCCGTATTTACAAAATTAGATACAGGGCTATATAGCTACTCATTCACCTTACCAGCCGGTGCGGCCGCTGTAGGTACTTTTATAGTTGATTACTTTTGGCAAAGTCCTGATGACAATTCAAATAGACAAGATTATGTACAAGTTAATGTAACAGCTCCATTAGGCGCTTATACAGCTTCTCCAGGTTAAGTATATTTTATATGTATAAATAAGTTCAAATATTATGGCAAAAGATTTGGAAAGATTTAATATAGTGCCTAGAAAAACACATATATACACTTTTCCTAATTGGTTATTAGATCATGAGTTAGTTCATCATTTTATGAGAGGGTATAATGACGGTGACGGTAGTTTTTATTATTCATCTTCTAATAAAAGAAAAACAAAAACTATATGTATTAATATAAGAGGAACTGTATCATTTCTTACTGATTATAGAAATATATTAGAGTCTAAAACTGCTGTTAATAAAAAGAAGTCAGAGGTAAAATTAAGTGATGGTATTGGTAGACTTGAATATGGTGGTAATATTCAAGTACCACAAATAGTTAAATTTTTATATAAAGACTCCTCTATATATTTAACCAGAAAATTTGATAAAATCAAAGAATATATTTAGATAATTAAAACCAACGCCCGAGCTCTCCTGTGGCGCATTTGTGATAGTATTGGTGATCTTGCTGCTGTACTAACTGTAAATATACCTAGACCAATTGGATTTGATCTAAATTGGTCTTTTATTAGTTTTAAATGGTCATAATAATTAGTTAACAATGTACTATATTGTGTATTTAACATATCAGCTATAGAAGGTGGAGTAAAATTAATCCCATTGTCTGTAATATTAAATTCTCTACCTTTTTCTAATAATGCTTGAGAAGATAGAGCATATAGTTGCGCACCTTTTACCAAAATATCTGCAAATTGATTACAGAAACTAGTATCTTCAAAAGTAAAACTAGTAAAGAATGGTGTTTGATTAAAGTCACTTAAAGACATCATAAGATAACTAACCAATATATCTATTGAATATATATCGCAATCTATAAATATAGTATTACCATTAGCATCAGTTCTTTTTACTTTTCCAGCTGAACGTAATTTAGCTTTTAAATATTTTAATAATTTATTTATATTACATAAAGCTGTTTGACTAAATTCATATCCAGGTTCTGAACCTAATGAAATATAACCATCAACATCTGTAGCTGGTAACTGACCAACTTCAACAATAAAATTAAATGTTGATTGAATAGGAAATCCATTTATACTTCCAGTCCAGGTATCATTATAAATACCATATGGTCCTTCAATAGGAATAAGATAATTGAAATTATATGTACCTGTAGCAATCTTAGTAACACCTACAGATGTAGCTAATGATATTGTGCCACTAGGTTGCATAATAGTTACTGTGGGAAAAGAATCTAAATCTGTTAATACGCCACTCATGTCTTTGAAGCTAGCGCGCAATTGCACAGTTTCAGTTGGCTGTACAACTTCATTACGATTCTTATAAACTGGAACTATTAGATCTGTAGTCATAAATATATGTTACATTATTTATTAGCAAATATATCACATAACTATATGAATAATACTCTGTTTAAAAAACTAAAGAATAAAATTATTGGCAAATTTGGTATCGTAAACATATTATTAGAAGGCGACAAAATTGTTTTATTGGTTAATCCAGATAAAGAAGAAGATTATCCTGAAGTAATTTTAGGATTAGAAACAGAAATTAGATATTCAGATGATATAGAAGAAAAAGATTTTTCAATTGAAGAAGTAAAGAAAATACCTAAAGTACAATTAATGAAATTAATAAATACAGCAAAAGCATATGTTAAGAAGTCACCAGTAATGGTAGCTGCATTTAAAAAATATAAAGTTAATTTAGAAGAATTAGATAATATACCAATGTTCTTTAAAGACATAGATGTATCAGCTAGAACTGAACATGGAGTTATTTGGTTAAATTATAGCTTATTATCTGATGGTGACTTCTTTAAAGATTATAGTTATTTAGTTCATGAAAGTGTGCATTGGTTGCAACAGAGTACTGGACAAATGCCAACACAAGGTAGTGATGAAGGAGAATATTTATATAATAAAGCAGAACAAGAAGGATTTAAGAATCAGATTAAATATATTAAGAGTATATTTGGAAAAGAAGCAGCTGAGGAGTATACAGATAATTTATTAGATCATCATGATGTAAATAATGCTAAAGAAAGAAATAAATTAACAAATACTCTTAATAGATAAGTTTCATTTTTAAACATGTCTGTATGAGTTATTATCTTAATCAAAATAATATTGGCATCACTACAGTTATATCAGAAAGTAATGGTGCTTCTATGACTATTAAATTCAATAGAGCTTATCCAAATGTAAGAACTAACTCTATTGCGTATAATATATATTATGCTGACAAACCTAATCAATATTATAATGATAAGTACTTTGAAATAAACTCTCCTAAATTTATATATACTGGTACAAATAATTATGTTAAACTAGATGTGTTTACTCCAGGAGAAACTTATTATTTTGCTGTACGTGCTTTAGAATATGATAGTGTTGTTACTAATATAACTTTACCTACAAATATAGCTGACCATCTTTTTGCATATCCTGAAAGTTTATTATCATCTGATATAACGCAATCAAGTACAAGTATACCATTAATAGATGCAAGTGGTTTTCCAACTTCTGGGTATGGTAAAATAGGATATGAACTATTTAGTTATACAGCAAACGATGGATATGTATTAAGTGGTGTAACTAGGGGTGTTTTAGGAAGTCATATATATGATCATGCTACAGATGGATATGATGGATATTCTACATTAGATCCTTATGTAAAATTATATATTGGAGAAGAAGAACATAATGATAGAGTATTTGAATGTCAAGCTAGGTATGATTATCCTGAATTTGCATATAATGCTACAGATGGTTATCATCAAAAAACATTGGATATTACAACTGATCTAACAGTTAATGAAACTGTTGCTGAGCAATACCCTCATTATGATAATTCAGGATGGCGTAGAGCTGATCCTGTAGCATTATTAAACGGAGAATGTGTTGGTAGTTATATTGGAGGAGAAAGGGGATGCGCTGACGGTTATGATGGTGTAGGTATGCAAGTTAGAGGATTAAATCTTAATGAAGAAGCTAATGCAAGACAAGAAGTATTATTAAGTGTAACTGGTATGCCAGTAAATTTATTAAGATATAGATATACTGGAATTACTTGTAGTTGCTATTTACCTACTTCGCAATATCCTGATGATCGTTGTCCTATATGTTTTGGAGGTGGAATAGTAATTAGTTATGATCAATATTATAATCCAGACAGATCTGATGGTAAGATTTTAATAAGCGTTGACGCTACACAAGAATTAACAAAACAACAAGAAGCTGGATTAGAAAGTGAATTTACTTTAAATTGTTGGACTTTAACAAAACCAATATTAAAACAAAGGGATATTATAGTTAAGTATGATCCATTAGAGAATGAAGAATATAGATATGAAGTAATAAATATTACCAGGAATAGATTATTGAATTCATTTATGGGTGCACAGAAGTTTACAATGCAGCGTATACGTAAGACTGATGTGGCATATCAAGTGGATGTATATAAAAACACATCATTTTTTCCAGCAGTTGTTAATACAAGTATAAGTAGTGTTCCTGGAATGCAACCACATTTGCACATTATTAAGAAAAATGAAAATGGTACTATGCCACAATTAACAACTGTGTCAGCTGGACATAACCATAAAATTACGGTTGATCAATTTGGTGTACCAAGTGTATCAGAGGAATTAGGACATACACATAGTGTAGTTATTTAATATATTTATCAAACAATTATTTAGCATAAGTAAAGGAGACAGATTATGGACGCATTCTCTTTTACTTGGGCTTTAAATTTTATATTGTTTTGTTTGGGCATAAATGCAATAACTTATATGCTAAGGATTATTGTAGAATACTTTATTTCAAGTGATAATAAACTTTGGAATAAAATGTTATTACCGCTATCACCTGTTATTTTTGGTGGATTGATAGCATTTTTTGCTAAAAGTTATCAATACTTTGATGGTAATATGGGTAATACAGCTAGAATATTTTTTGGTTTTAGTGCAGGTATGTTTTCTGGATTAGCTTATCAAGTTATTAATGGTGTATTTAAAAATAAAGTACAAGAACTAAAAACTAAATTAGCTCAACCAAAGCCAGAACAGGTGCAACAAGATACTACACAAGAAGTTCTACCAACTATAGAACCAGAAGTGTTACCACCAAAACAAGATTAAGAAGTAAAATAAATAAAGATAAAGTATAATAGTTTTATATAGGTTCAAATGACAAACTTTCCTACAAATTTAGATACAGATATAGAAATACCAAGTGTTGATAATAATCTCTCAGAAATTGGAGCAGATGTTATAAATGCTTGTAGATCTGCTATCTTTGCAATAGAGCAATATATTGGTTTAACTGGTAATGGAACATTAGCAGATATCTCAAGCAGAATAGATGTTTCTATAGATGTTGATGGCACTATACGCCCAGCAGCGGTTACAGCATTAGGATTAGTAACATTACCTATAACTAATGTACAGGTATCTGCTACAGCTGCTATAGATGAATCTAAATTAGCCCTTAATTTTACTACTACAGATTTAAATAATTTTATTGATTTATTAAAGTTAAGAGTACTTGCTTTAGAAAATTTTTATAACAATACTGGTTACAAATTAGCCGATCATTTAACTGGTGCTAACTATAGACATAATCTTACAGCTATTGATGTTGATTTAGCTGTCCCTATTTTAAATCATCTTGGTGTTCTTAGAAATACAACTAATGCTACTCAATTAATAAAAGATTTAAATGATGATTTTATTGTTCATCAAACTAATACAGGTAACTTATTAAATAGTGTTGTATTACCAGTTCAATATAGTCATACGGCTGGGGCAGTATATATTGATAGTGCAAGATTCAATTCTATTCCATTAGCTATAGATGACTTACAAAAGTTTACTGAGTTTATGGATAGTAATTCTTTGTTACATATTGGAGCAAGACTACAAAATTTATTTGATAATGGTATATCAAGAGCATCAAGATCTTCAATATTTGAATTAGATGGTTATGGACAGAATGTTGTTCCAGTTACACCAGTTATAACTTATTTGTTAAATGGTAGCGGGGCACAACCAGTAGATGATATTTATATTGGTGACAATGTAATTAAATTTGTACCAAGTCCAGGTGACCTAGCATCTAATTTATTTGATAGTTATTTCTCTAAGGTTAAAGCAGGAGATATTATTAGAATAGATTATGGTGGTGTTGAAGTAAAATATCTAATTGATTCTATTAAATTACGTTATGTTGGATTAAATAAAGAATTTTATGTTAGAATAAATGGTAAAAACATATTAGATTCAACGGTAGGATTTGCTAGAATTGATAGACCAAACTATCATGATAGAAAACAAGGTATTTTATCTGTAGCGCAAGCTAATAATGAATTAGGGTTACCAAGTAGTTTAATTGTATCACATCCTAGAGCAGCTAGTGCATTAGGTAATGGTATAAACTTATCTATATTAGATAGTGATCATTACAATTTATACTTGCAATTATACCCAGATGGTAATCCAGAAAGTATGACAATAAATTTACCAGCAATAGATGTAACTGGTAATCTTGGAGCTACACAGGGTTTATATTCAATAGACACAGTTGTATTTAATACAAATGAAGCTTTAAGACAATATGGTTATAATTTAAGATTTGCTGCATTCCAATATGCAGGTGAATTTGGTATAATGTTAAGTGAACCATATTCTGGTGCAGGATTTTCTATAATTGCTGGTGAAGTAGATACAAATGGTGATTATGGTATCACTTCAAATGCAAGTTATCCTCAAAATGTTATAGATACATATAATTTAAAAGATGCTTTTGGACTTGGTAGAGGATTTGCGAATGTAGCTGGTCCTCCATATGCAAATACATTTTCAACTTCTGAAATGGCGATAGTTAGTACAAAAGTACATGTCCCATTGACAAGAAACTTCTTTTATTTAAATGGTTATGAATTAGATTTATTTCCAAAAGATGTATTACAATTTACTGATGCTAATGGTGATGGTTATTGGGATGGTTATGTACAAGCCAAGTCTATATTAGCTGACAGAGTTAGAACTACATATGAAATATTATTAAATCTATCAGATAGTAAGTTAGCTAAAGGTAAAACTATAACAGTATTACCAACATCTACATTATTATTATCTGACCCTGGATATAATCCATTTGATTATGGTAGATTTACAATTGAATCTGTTGATTTTGATATTTGTAATTGTGACGGATATTTAACAACAAGAATAACAGTTACAGATGCTGTGCATGCTAGTGGCGTTTCGCCAAGTACAGTTTCTAATGTAGGCACTAATGTTAAATTGTACTTTACAGAAGACTCTGTTGGATTTGATTATGGACATGTTAGTGATGGAGCTTCTTTAGCTATATATAAACGTTTATTTGAAACATATATTACTGAAGCTGCTACTACATTTAATCATGAGAGAGCTAGATTTGATGCAAGTATATCTACAAATGTATTTGACTTTGTTGATGTATCACCTAAGTTAAGAGGATATGCTAGTGGATTAAGTACAAAAATTTGGTTAAAGAGTAGTTATGATAGTACTACAGAAACATTTACAGGTTATTTATACAAGGATGTAAGTACAGATGAATTTAATCTTGGTTTAGTTGCTTCTGGCAAGAAGGGAGAAGTAATAAGATTCTATGATGAATCAGGTATAGATTTTATTGATTTTAAAACAGATGTAAGTAGTTCTATATCAACTTACACTAATAACCGTATGGAGATAGAATTATTTCCAAGTATACAATATGATGCTGAAGTAATGTTACTTGGTGTTTGCCAGTATAATGATATTACTGAATCAGTAACTAGTGTTAAAGATAAAAGACAATTTGGTAATATTAGTGAAAAACAATTAACAACTAGTGCTTTAGATTTTATATCTGCTGGTGAAAAGTATTTACATGAAAATGGTGTTGTTAGAGGATTGGATTTAGTTGAAAGTAATTATCATACAGCTAAATCTATATCAAATAACTTCTTTTATATGAAAGGTGGGGTTGCATTAGTTAATGGTAAGTTCATTAATCTAAATGAATCAAAGGTAACTGTTCCGCAATATCAATTAAGACATACTAATTCAAGTTCTGTAACAACTACTTATACAAATATAAACTGGTTAGTTTGTATTAATGATAAAGGAGAATTAGTTAGTATTGTATTAGCAGATAAAGGTACTGGTAAGTATGAATTATATAATCCATTAACAACAACTGGGTACGAAGTATCTGCTGTAAGTTTTAATGATCTTATTTTGTTAAGAAAAGATTTAACTGCATTATATTTAGTTGCGTTTACAATAAATGGATCAAACGCTATAACTGCTGGATCTGTAAGTGACTTAAGAAGGTTTGTTAATGATTCAGGAGCTAACTTTGAACTTATGTTAACTGGATCTGCAAGCTCTGGCAGCTATAAGTCACTTGGTAACTTCCAGAATTATGTAGCAGTTGATACATGGTTGCAACAAATAACTAATAATAGTAATAGTTTAAATAGTAATGTTGTTAAGGTTAGAGGAACTGTTGATGTTTATTTAACATCTATATCATATCCTATGCCAGTAACTTTTATTGGTGAAGGTGGAACATTAAGATTCTCTGGCGGTACAACAATATTAGATTCTTCAGGAATAAGATTTAAAGATATTAATATATTAATAAGTCAAGATTTTTCTTTTAATAATTCTGTTTATTTTGATAATGTAAACTTAACAGATACATCAGTAAATCCTTTGGTATTTGATGATTTAACTGTAACAAATAGTATTATTTTATCTCAAAATAATAAAACATCTTTTTATTATTTAAAAGCTTTTAATACAATAATAACTACACAAATAATTAATTTTATATCTAACTGTAACATTGATTCATGTACTATTAGTGCGACTAAACAAACTGGAACAGATTACAATATAATTAATTCTGGTTTAATAAAAAATTCAATACTAACAATTAGTAATAGAATTAATTTAACAAGTGATAATATATCTTTATCAAATAATAATATTACTTTTAATGATGCAAGTTACTTTAATTTTAGTATTGGTACAAATAATATTAATATTAGTGATAACGTTATAAACTATTATAATTCTGGTACAGCTTCAGGAATATGTAATAGTGATTCCGGTTGTTTATATTGGTCATTCCCTAATGCATATGAGTCTACAAATATAAACTTGTGCAACAATAAATTTGTAGTTAATAAAATTGGACATTTTCCGTTAATTAATTTTAGATTTACATATGATGGAGTAACAACTGACCCATATGGTATCTCTAATGTAAAAATAAATGGTAATACATTTACAAATACAGCTGCAGATTTAACAGCAATTGGTGTAAATTCAGATAAACAAGCTGTAATAGCTATAACATCTGGAGTTGCTTCTAGTGTTACTACTTCAACTTCTACAAGTGCTACATTAAAGAGCGTTGAAATAGATAATAATTATTGTGTTGGTAATCAACTTATATTAATTGCTCAACCAGCAGTTAAAATAGGTATAATAGGTGATTTTAACTCTTTCTTAAATCCAGGATTAGTTGCAGATGGTGTTAAAATAACAAATAATACTTGCGGTGCAATAGGGTATTGGGTTACATCAAATAGAGTTTCTTCTGTATTACCAAAGAATGGTGTATTAGAAATATCAAATAATAATTGTCACTATATAACTAATATGACAGATGAAGGTAAATATTTACCAATATATGAACTAACACAATTTAGAAGCTTTATGAGTTCTGGATTTGTTACTTTATCAAATAACAAGGCAAATTGGTTACACGTTGGTGTAACAAGTAAAAGATCTATTCAAGATTCTGGATACAATACATATGATGCAAATTTAAATATATTAAATAATACTATACTTGCATATAATCCAACTTATTTAGGTGATTATGGTTCTGAAGTAAATGTAAGCTCAAATATAGGGTTACTTGTTCATAGCAATGAACATTCATTATTTAATACAGGAGCTACTGGTGGAACTGGTGATGATAATATAGTTACTATTGATGGTAATACAACATTAGCTGACAATAACCATTATTTTTATAAATCATGTGCCGAGATATATTCAAGTGCAAAGATAACTAACAATACATTTAAAGGAATAAAGAATAATGGTTCACCAACTATTATATTAAATTTGTATGGTTATCAATCAATAGTTACAAACAATATGTTATGTAGAAAAGGTGATATTACAAATAATACTGGTATAATAAATATTGATTATTATATCAAGTATAGTGGTGCAAGTGATTTTACACAATACTTTAATCCAAATGGTATTATAAGAAACAATAACTTTGATTTAAGTTATCCAGGAACTGATGCAACAGATACAAAGATAGTTGATGTTCCAGCTAATTTTATATATACAGACAATATAAATCAAACATGTTTAACACACGTACCTTTATTTGAAGAGCATTATATTTATCAATCAATAAATAGTATTTCTTCAAATATAATACACTCTGTTAACAATGGTGATGTCCGTTGGTATTTAACTAGAATTAGTGATAACAACAATAAATATTTAATGGCTGTAAATGATTCTTCAACAGGATCACATCCATTTAGTTTTGGTAAACAATTAAATCTAGAAAATATATTACCAAAAAGAGTAAGAATAAATTATATAAAATTAAATTTATATTCTTATACTACTGATATACCATCAGCAGGTAGCGTTTATATTAAACTAAAGAAAAGTAAAACATCAGCAAATATTATGGATCTAATAACTGAAGCAAGTTCAGGAGATTATGGTAATGATAACAGTATAGCTTCACCAAGTGATTCTATATTATTAAATACATTATCAAACACAGTTGCATCTACACTTACTGTAACTCCAGATTCATCTACATATCCATATAATTTTACACAAAATGAAGACTATGAATTATTTGTAGATTTTATTGTAGATAGTTTTACACAAACATCTCCAAGTACAATAAACAAAATACTTTTTACACCTTTAGAAATTAGTTATACATGGTTATAAAATGACAACATCTAATGTAGTTAAATCAGATTTATATAAACTATACAACATAGTTCAAAACTCTGCTATAGTTTATCCAAAAGAATTAATAGTCTCTACATTAAGAGAATATTTTTCTCAGGATACTTATTATCATTATGTAAAAGATAAATGGGGTTTTCCTAATACGCCAGATCATAAAAACTTACCATTAGATGCTGGTATGGTAGATGATACAACAACTAGACTCTACATAGGTGAAGCGTATAGAAAAGATGTTATATTTTATCCAGCTCTAATAGTAAGATCATCTGGAGCTAACTTTATTCCAATAGGTATAAATAGAGAAGCATTTAATGTTCAATATGCAACTAGATTATATGAAGATGGTTATGGTAATACTTCAAAAATAGATGTACCAGAATATTTTATATCTGCTGGTGCGTTAGAAGGATCATTAACAATTGAAGTAATGTCTAGATCATTAAGAGCAAGAGATGATTTAGCAGAGTTAACTGGTATTATATTTGAAGATCTAGCGAGAGATCAATTAACTCATGCTGGCTTATTTATAAAGAAAGTAACTATAGGCTCTCCATCAGAAGCAGATGATAGATCTGATAAATTATTTAAACAGACTATTTCTTTAGAATTTAGATCTGAATGGAGAAGACATATACCAATTTTAAATGTAATAGAGATATTAAATTTCTCTATAGAGATTGGTAATGTGGAAAATCCAAGTATACCAGCATCACCAAACCTAACAATAGAGACAAGTAATACAATTTTTGATATTTTTGGAAACCTTACAGAGATATGATTTATCAAACTAAAATATTTAAAAAATTAGCAAGTATACTTCCTGGGTATGAAGAATTACAAGAAGAAGAGGATATCTTAGATAGATATAATCTAGAGGAGGAACGATCTAATCCTAAAATAGAGTCAGATTTATTTGCTTATGTTAAATCATTAGGAATAACATTAGCTAAAGATATAATAAATGAAACATCATTTTTGGGACAAGGTGGATTTGCCAAGGTTTTTAGATGTATTTATAAAGGTAAACATTGTGCGTTAAAGATATTTTCAAATCAACAAGATCTTGATGCTTATAAAAAGTTAATATCTATAAGAAATTCATTAGGTAATTCCAAAAGATACTTTGTAGAAATATATCTATTAGATAAATTCAGAATAACAACAAGATACAAAAAAACATATAATGTAAATATTATTGTTACAGAATTTTTAAAGCCACTTAATCCACATTTAAAAGAAATACTTTTTGGAGAAAAAATAGAAAAAAATAATTCATCTATAAAAGTAGATCTTATGAAGGAGATAAATAGCTTTGTAGACGCAAATGTATTTGATCTAAAACAATCATTTAATGATGAATTTATTGGAGATAATTCAGATACTAAGGTACGTCAATTTAAGTTGATGGTTTATGAAATTTTAAATAATACATCTAAAGATAAAGCACAAAAAGCTATTCAAAGTATATTAGAATTAACAAATAATATTAATAACAATAATGCTAGAAGATTTGTTAAAGAATTAGTCTCATCGGTGTTTTCTGTTAGTTTTTATAGTAAAACGCCATCGTCATATGTTGATGAATATATGGATCCAAATAATTTTAGGCCAGCTGAAGAGCTAAAAGGTTTTTATGATGCTTTACATAAAGCAGCTGAATTAGGTTTTATATGGTCTGATTTAAATAAAGATAATGTAATGGAAAGACCAAGCACTAGAGAGCCCGTAATATCAGATGTTGGTAGTTTTACTTCTAAAGAGATTTAAACATGATCTATAAATCTAAAATATTTAAAAAACTAGCTGAAGATGAAAAAGATCAAAATTTCTCAATTAGAGAAAAAGAATTAGATCATCTATTAAATAAATATAATTTAGAAAAATCTAATACTGTATTTCATGGTACAGAACCTATTTCTGATGATAATTTATCTAAAGATTTAACTAAAAGTCTTTTAATAAAATATATAGCTGATGATATTGGAGCCGTTCTTACAAAGAATATATCTAATAAATCTTCTTTTATTGGTTCTGGCGCATTTTCTGCAGTATATGATTGTATATACAATGGTAAACATGCAGCGCTAAAGGTAACTGATCAAAAAGAAGATTATGTTGCATACCGTAAACTACAATCAATACATGATTCATTGGGAGAGTATTCAAAATACTTTGTTAATATATTTCTAACAAAAGATATACAAGCCAATAATAAAACTTATTATGTTATTGTTTCAGAAATATTACAACCATTAGAAGTATCAATTAAACATGAGCTGTTTAATGATAAGTTTACTGCTGAAGATTCTTTATTACCAGATGACAATGAATTAACAATAGAATTATATAATCATTATAAAGTTTTAGTAAAAGAATTTGTTGATAATGATATGTGTGGAGACTCATATAATCCAGCATTTAATTATTTAAAAATAGATAAAAAAGGCTCGCAAGAAAAATATAATAGAATGATAAATTTTCTATTAAATAGAATTACTAAAATAACAAAAGATTCTTCATCCATATTTATATACTCTATATATAAAGAAATTGTTAATTACATTGTTTTACAAATAAAAGAATTTTCTAAATATAATTATGACAAAAGCACTAATAATTATGTAAAATCTATAATTAATGATTTATTTAGATTTACATTTAGAATAGATGTGGGCGAAAAACTTACAAGAGATCATAGAGATGCAACTATTGATGCAGTATCAGATGATTTTTCAGAGTTCACTACAGCATTAACATTAGCAGTAAGAAAAGGATTTGCTTGGAGTGACCTTAGTATCAATAATGTTATGCAAAGACCAGGTACTAAAATACCTGTAGTTTCTGATGTAGGGTTATTTGAAATATATTAATCTAGTATATATCATTGTAATCACATTGTCTGTATAAAGTTAAAATAATAAACAATAATAGTATATATTATTTGACCGTGTTAACAAATAAATTTTTTAGGGATACCATATGAGTAATATACCAGGCGTAATAGTTCCAGGAGCATATTCCAGCGTCGAAACACTATCATCAGGCGTATCTGTACCAAATGGTATTAGAGTCGCAGCAATTCTAGGAGAAGGTTCTAGAACAGAAGTAATAGTTGCTTCAGCCACTGGTGCAGGAAAAGATGGATTAAATTCATCTTATACAAATTCTTCTGGAGCAGATGGAAGACACTTTAGACTTAACGTCTATCCTCTCGTAAGTAATAGAACTTCTTTATACAAAAATGGAGTTCTCTTATCAGGACAAGAAGCAACTATCACAAATAGTTCATTTAGTAATAAATATGATTATAGAATTGATACTGCAACTGGTAAAATTGAATTACAAAAAGCTTATTTAGTTGATCAAGGTGGTACTTACTACAAAGCATCAACTTCAAATGTTGGCGTTGGTTCAATTATATCACAAACACTAGTAGATTTAAATGCTCCAAAAGAAACTTGGACTATAAAATGTATCTCAGTTCAAAGAGATGGTTTTAGTCAACCAATTGGTGGAACTGCTAAGTTTATTGCTTTCGGTTCAACTTCAGGTACTTTATTAAATTCTAATGGATCACCATTTGTTTGGAAAGCTGATGGAGTAGTTGTTAGTAACGGTATAATAAGTTTAGCTATTACTGAAACACAATCAGCTCCTAGCGTTTATGTTTCACCATTTAGAGAAGGTGATTCATTTACTGTTAAAGTTAACAGTGGTGTTCTACTTAAGAATGAATCATTAACAGCTTCTTATATTGGTGTAGCAGATTTAGAAGATCCAACATTCTTTTCATCATTAACTGATATTAGACAAAAGCATGGTGCACCTTCAACTTCAAATACATTATCATTAGGCTGTCAATTAGCTTTTGCTAATCAAACACCAGGTGTACTCTGCGTTCAAACTAAACCAGCTATTCCAAGAAGAACTTCTTATGATTTTGGTACCGTTCATTCAACTTCTCTCGATGTTAATGAATACCTATTTCCTTTCCCAGTTGGCGTAGTTCCAAATGTTGATTCAACTATTAACTTCTTTGTTACTGATACAACAACTGGTGTTGAAACTCAAGTATTACCAAATAAATATACTTTCAATACATTAGGAACATCTGGTAATCCATCAGTTAATACATTTGTTTTTGATTCACCAACTGGAACTTATGGATATTTCTATTCATTAATTAGTGCTCCAGGCGCTGTTGCTACAGGAGTTGATGGTTATATTTCTCCAGTTACAAACACAACTGGTTTATTTAGTAGCACTAGTATAGCCTTTGATAATACCGCTGTAGGATTAACTATTCATACAGAGGGCGCTACAAACGTAGCAAATAACGGTGATTTTATAGTTACAGCTGTTAATAATGGTGTACTATCAATTACAGCTTCTTCATTTGCTGACTTTGTTGATGAAACAAGCGCTACATTTGAAGTAGTTGATGCCTATACATTAGCAACAATTCCATCTAGCTCAGATACAGATGGTACATTAGTTAAAATAGTATCAACTGGAACAGCTACATTCCATAGTACAGCAATTGATTTTAGTTTATTCCCAGGATTACTAACTCAAACACAAAAACTAAAGATTAGCGGATCAACAAATAATGACGGTTCTTATATAGTAACTGCATATAACTCAGGTACAAACACTTTAACAATACAAAAAGTATTTATACAAGAAACATCATTAGTATTTGAATTACAGGATAGTACACAATCAAGTGAATACTTAGTTATTAATCAAGCAATTGTTCCAGATGGAAACACATTAAGAGTAACTATAATTGATGATAGAGATGCTACATTCTATGATGCAGGTTGGATCAATGCATTAAATGTATTAGAAAGTTTTGAATGTGATATAGTTGTTCCTCTACCAAGACAAACAATTTCGGCGATAGTACAAAATACATTAGCACATTGTAGAACAATGAGTAATATAAAGAATCGTAAAGAAAGAGTATTGTTTACTGGAGCTATAAATGGACTATTACCAGAAAACATTACTGGTGAAGTTTCAGCAGCTGTTGAAGATATTGGAGTGCTAGAAGGTATTCAAGGTGATAACATCAGTGAAATACTATTAGGCAATACAGAAGATCTTGCTAACTATTCAGTAACAAGTGCATTTGGAAATACATACAGATGTTTTTACTTATATCCAGACCAAATAGTTGTTAATATTGGCGGAACAAATACATATATGGATGGTTTATATATGGCAGCTGCTGCGGCTGGTTTTTGTTCAGGAGATCCAAGAGTAGCTAATCCATTAACCAATAAAGTATTAACTGGATTTAGTATTCTAAGAGACAGACAATTTAGTCCAACAGTTGAAGAAAATCTATTATCAGCAGGTGTTGCATTAGTTAGACCAGTTGCTGGTGGAGGTAGAATTGTTTGGGGTAGAACAACTACAAATAGTGGTTTCCCAGAAGAAGAGGAATTATCAATAATCTTTATCAGAGATAGAGTTGCAAAATCAATGAGATCTGGATATGAAGGATTTATTGGACAACCAGAAGATGATACAACACAATCAGCATTATCTGGAAGAGGAATTGGATTACTAACAAGCTTTATTTCACAAGGTTTAATTACTGCTTACAAAGATTTAAGTGTAAGTAGAGATAAAGTTGATCCAAGACAATGGAACGTTACAGTAAGAGTACAACCAGTTTACCCAATCAACTGGATATACATTAAAATCTCGGTAGGAACTCTATAATTAAGAGAATAGGAAAATAAAATGGCTTATCCTTACACTGGTTCAAATTTATCAAACAATCAAACAAGAGTAGCTCTTTCTACTCAAATAATTATACTAGCTGACGGTTTACCAGTTGGCGCTGTACAAAAACTATCAATGAATGAACGTAGAGATGTTCATATGATAGATGAAGTTGGTACAGATGGTCATATAGATTCTGCCCCAAGAAAAGCTGCAGATATATCTGGTTCATGCGAAAGAATTCGTTTTGATAGAATGCGTATAGCAGAAGCTTTTCGTAGAGGTTTTATTCATGTACATTCACAAAGAATTCCATTTGATATTCAAATAGTAGACAAATGGCAAGGTAGTGCAGATAAATCTGTTATTACAACAATTAGAAATGTTTGGATAACAGGTATCAATCATACAGTTAGTGCTAGTGATTTTATCATATCAGAATCAATGGAATGGCAAGCAGAAACTATATTTAGTACTTTCTCGGGTGGTGGTAAAAATGTTGGTACTGGTGGTGATCGTGGTCAAGGATTTGCTTTAATTGATGATCAATATGAACAATTATCAGATGTAGGCAAAACTCGTGGGGCTATGGATGGTGCTGGATTAATATATGCTGGTCATGCTGGCGCAGGAACTACAGACAATCCTACCGCTTCTAGTGATCTATTTACACTATAATAAATAAAATAAAGTAAAATATAACCTCGTTATTCTGATATATAAAGGATAACGAGGTTTTTATTATGCCAGAAATCAAAAGTCCAATAATGAATAGACAAGCACCAGCTCCACAAAAACTAAGAACATTTGAAGTTACAGATCCTACTCAAGATGATGAGCAAGATCCATTTTCTCCAGAAGCTAGATATCAAGCAGCTATGAGAGCAGAACAACAAAGAAATTATTCTCAACAACCACAATCACCTCAACAAGATGATGTATTACTAGAAAAACAAATTGAAGAGGCAAGAAGAAATAAAGTAAAAGGAATTAATCCTTTATCTGAAGGAGCTAAAAAACGTATTGAGCACCTAACAGGCTTAGGTAGATCTACAGTTGATGTAGATATAGAAGGTGTACTATTTACATTATCTACACTAAAATCAAAAGAAATAAGAGAAGCTATTAATGCTTGTAGTAAATTAAACACAAATAACTTAGATATAAAATTAGAATTAAGGCGTCAACAATTAGCAAGATCAATTAAATTTATTGATAATGCAGAATTTAGTTTAGTTATTGGTTCTGATAATTTATTTGATAAATTAAATTTTGTTGAAGAATTAGATGAATCAATTGTTCAAAGATTAGATGAAGAATATGAAAAATTAGCTAAGTCAGTTAGAGATAAATATGCACTTAAAACAGAAGAAGATATTAAGGAGGTAGCAGAAGACCTAAAAAAATAAAGTGGGAACCTGAGATAAGGTTCCATTGGTATTTATGTAAACAATATAATAAATTACCAGATGATCCATGGTTTGAAGAATTAGATCCGGTTACTAAACTTTTTATGTTTGAAAATTGGATTGAAGATAGAAATGAACAATATGAATTATATAAAAATTTAGGTTATTTAATAGGATCATTTATAGATCCAGAAAGAGCTAGAAAACTAATAGGTGATGATGGTAGCACATTTACTTCTACTGATGAAGAATTTGAAAATGCTTCAAAAGAAATAATTAGTAAAAATAGAGAAGATATAAAAAAGCATAAAAGAAGAAAGAGAAAATTGTTAGAAACTAAAGAGTAAATAATAGGAATCATCTATGGGCGATACAAATCCTGTACAAGATATAAAAAATGAAGTTGTTGATGTAAAAGATGCTATTCAAGATCTTTTAAAAGATTCTGAAAAGTTTAAAGACATTAATAAAGATTTACTAGATGCTAAAGGTAATTTTAGTGATTTAGGAAAAGAATTAGTATCAGCAACTAAAGACTTTGGCGGTTACATCCAAAAAATGGGTGAAAGCTCCGCCGTAAGTGCATTGTTTACAAGAAATATGTCAGAAGCAATGCTACAGTTAAATGCATTAGGTATAGGCGCTTTAAAAACTTCTAATGCTTTTGATGTATTTAAAACATCTTTAGATGGTACAGGTGTATTTGCTAATGCTTCTGGAAGCTATAAAGCTTTAACAGATCAAATGGCAGCTTTAGGTATTTCTGCAAAAGATACATCAACTGTATATGGTAAATTATTTTCAGCTATTGATAAATACGGTACTAAGTTTATGGATAATGCTACAGCTGGTCAAGCTTTAGAAGCTGGAATGATTAGTATGGCGTCAGCTTCTGGAGAACTAGGCACTAAATTAGGAGTAGCTGGAGAAAATTTTGAAAGAATTCCTAATTTAGCAGTACAATATTCTGATAGGATTGGTTTAGTAGCAAAAAGTACAGGTTTATCTACAAAGAATATTAATGACTTTGTGCATCAAATGTCAGAAGTACCTGGTGCATTTAATACTGTAGCAACAGTTGGCGCTGGCACAGGTAAAGTAATGACTTCTGTTAGTGGAGCTTTAGCATTAGCAGCAGCTTCAGGTAGAGATCAAAAAGAAGTATTGACTGATTTAAAAGAAGCTTATGTTAATCTTAATTTAAGTGCTGATAAAGCTTTAGAATATACAGCATTAATAGGTGAATCTAGTTCAAGATTAGGATTAAGAATAAAAGATACAGATGAATATTTTGGTGCTTTAATAAAAAACTTTAAATATCTTGGAAATGAAGCTGGAGATAATCAAAATGTAATGGAAGGCGTAGCTAATACATTACAAAGATATTCTGGAGCTTTAAAAGATACAGGATTAAGTAGTAAAGCAACTACAGATTTAATAGCCGATATGACAAAAAGTATTGGAGGTATGGATACAGCTACTAAAGCATTTTTAGCAAATAGATCTGGTTTAGGTGGTGGATTACAAGGAGCATTTAAAATAGATTTATTGCAAAAGCAAGGTAAGACAGATGAAATTGTTAAAATGATAGAAGAAGATTTAAAGAAACAATTTGGTGGAAGAATAGTTACATTAGAACAAGCTGCTAGTAATTCTGATAGTGCAGCACAATATCAAAAACAATTAGCTATGATTAATCAAGGAGCTTACAAACAGTTTCTTGGTGGTGGTCCAGAAGCTGACCAAAAAGCTGGTAGATTATTTGAAGCATTAGCTAGTGGTAAAGTAGGTGAAGCTGGTAAAGCTTTAACAGGACAAGAAGCATTAGCATCTGCAGTAGATAAAGGAACTACATTACAACAAAGACAAGTTACAGAATTAACAAAAATTCAAGCAGATACAGAAAGAGCCGCTAATCTTCAAGCTATAGTAGCTGCCGGTACATTAAGAAATACATTTGGTACTGGAGCAGATAGAAATAATAAACAAAGAGAAGATTTATTAAAGTCTGTTAATGATGCAATGTCATTAGCTACACATGTAGATTTACCAACAGAAAGAGGAGAAACTGGTGGTGCTGGTAAAAAAGCAGGTGAAGCTTACGGTGATTTAGCAAAAGATTTAGTTTCAGCTGGTGGTGGGGTTAGCAATTTAAAAGATATATTTGGAACATCTGTAGAGAGTATATTTGCAGAGGGTAAAATGACATTTGATGAACAAAGTAAAATTAGTTCTGCAAGGCAATTAAATGAAGCTGGAAAAAAAGTAGCTGGTAAACAAGTCGCTAATAGAAACACAACAAGAACAGTTGTTGATAATGCTATTAAAAATAGAAACCAACCTACACCAAATGCAAATGTAACTGGTCAAGCGAATAAAACAAATAATAAAGAAAATACTAGAGATTTAAGTCATACATTTACTGAAAAAGATATTATAAATATAGTAATACATCATAAATGCAGTAAATGTGGTAAAGAAGAAACAGCTGAACATGTTCAGGCACATTTAAATGATGCAGTTAGAGAAGCGTCAACACAAACAAGACCTGTACATAAATAAGGTAAATAAATGAGTATATCTAGCGCTTTTGACGATGCAGAGAAAGCAATATCAGAAACAGGTGACACTTTAGGTGTAGGAAAGCTTATTGGTAATCCAACTGAAAATGGACCGGATGCATTTAGACAAGATGGGTTTATAGTTGCGCCTGTATCAAATGCAGATGGGAATGGTTTACCTTCATCAAAACAAGTTTACAATCAATCTGGTGTAATAAGAAGAAAATTAATACATTGGTTTGTTCCTGAAGTTGGTATCGTAAAAATGTATGTTAATCCAAAATCAATACAATATGCTCAAAAAAAGCTTATTAAAACACAAATGACCAAAGGAGGTTATTCTGTTCAGTATTGGGGAGAAGAATTAATGACATTAACTATAGCTGGTTCAACTGGTTCATCAGGTATAGAAGGAATTAATGTACTTGAACAAGTTTATAGAGCTGAACAATATATGTTTGATGCTTATGCGCTTACATTAGCAGCTCAGGGGCAACAGAATCCTGCACAAGGTTTATTAGATGATGCATTGGGCGCTGGTCTAAATGCATTACGTGTTAAGAAGAATAGTGATACAATTGGTTCTGTTATAGGAGAAGTAGCTGGAGGATTATTAGGATTAGGAGCTAATCAACCAATGCCACCAGCAGCAGTTCCATCATTAGCTTCTTTAGCTTCTGGTATAGAAATGTTTCATGATGGTTGGGTTTTTAGGGGGTTCTTTACTTCTTTTAGTTTTGACGAATCAGCAGATAATTTAGGTTTATTTAATTATACTATGAACTTTACAGTTACACAACGTAGAGGATATAGACTTAATTCTTTACCATGGCAACATCCAGCTACAGTTGGTCCAAGCGATCATCGTACAATACCATATACATTTGGAATTAAATCAAGATGAGTATATTAAATACAGCGTTAAATAGTATTGGTGCTATTATAGAAGATCAAATACCTATTGGTGAAAATAAAAATCATACATTAGATATTGTAGAAGATGGTAAACCAAATGTACCTTATGGTAAATTAGGCGACTTTGCTAATAAAATAGATATGTCTGCTACTAGAAAATACTATGAGCAAGGTTTTACTTATTATAACAGTACACCAAAAAGTCAGAGTGTATTAACTCAGACTCCAGAGATGACTGTATATATAAAAAAGAAATTTGTTAGCTCTATATCTAATAACTATAGAACTGACCTAATGAGTAAAGATGATAAATTATTTTTAAAAGCTAGTAAAGTATTATTTAGAAACAAGTGTAGACAAATAGGAGCTTATGAAAAATTATTTAAGATTTCTAAATATGCTGCTACACAAAATCGTATAGAAGAAGGTTTGCTTACATTATTAACTGGTGCTATTCAAGAACTACAAGAAACTTTAGGTAGCAAAGTAAGTGACTCTGTTAAGAAATTAAAGGATCAATTAGATAGAGTAAATAATATTAAATCTCTTTCACAAGAGAGTTTAAATACAAGTTGGGTTACAAGTTTAAATTCAGCATTTTCTTTAACTCAGGGAGAACGGAACTGGTGTTATAGAATTGACATTAGTTAAATCATTTAATTGTACTAATTCATTAAACTTTAATGCCGGTTCTGGTACTTTAGAGATTGATGATCCATATGATTTATTTTCAATTAAACAAGAAGATATTGAACAAGCTATTAGTGATACAGCAAGACAAGATAAAAAAGGTGGGGCATTTTTAACAGCTGCAAACAATGCGTTAAAAGAAACTATATCGCAAGATATAAATGCGTTAAATCAAGCGAGAGCTGTTAGAGGAGCTAATCCAATTGTATTTGTTGTTAGTCCTAAGACTTTATTAGGTAAAAGATTAAGAGCTATAATAGATGGTATTGGAGAAGAAATACAATTTGAATATGGCGCTAATGGTAATACTAGTGTTCTTGGTACATTAGTAAATGAGATAATTGGCAGTTCTAATAATATAACAGTTGATACAAATTATGTAATTGGTAGTTCCGACTTTGATACTTTAAATTTAGGTATACAAAGATTAGCTACTAAATCAATTAATTCTACTTTATCTAAACCAGCACCAGGCAGTATAGAAGGGTCTGTAAATAGTTTTGTTAATAGTTTTAGTAATGTATTAAATAGTAGCGAATTAGATATCTTTAAGAGATTATTAAGTAATTATTACTTGGCATTACAGCAAGAAGAATTAACAAGAATAAATAAAATAGAAACGAATAAAGATAATAATGAATTGAGACAAAAGTTATTAGATTTTTATTGTGGTAGGCCATTGATTCAACCAATGGATACAGTGCATGTTTATATTAGATCTAATATGCAAACTGATTCTAAGTTATCATTAGCATTAAAGAATGATTTTGGCCCTACGCAAATATTAGATCAGATGGGTAAAATAGTATCTGATTTTAAATCTAGTTTTACATCATCTGGGGACTTATCAGATAATTTAGAAAAAACATTATTCTTTGGTAAAGATTTTCCAGAATATATATGGAAGAATATTAGAAATCAATTAATTGGAGATAAGATAGGAACACATGTATTTGCTGGAGTAGTTACTGATGGTAGAAGGAGTAAGTCGCCAGGTAATTCTTCTTTAAGCATTACTATGAGTAATAATTCTGAGTTTTTTAAGATGGGTATGGTAAATATTAATCCATCATTAGATGATTCATATAACTCTTTGTATGATCCATTAACTCCATTTAAATTTAATTTTAATAGTGTGAATGGTTCTATAGATACATTGCCAGTATTATTGGATGAAAATAATCCTAAATTATTATCTGCATTTTCTAAGTTTACATCTGGAAGAAATGCTGGCAGAAGTCCTGGCGCTGATAATATTGCACAAGATATAGAACTTAGTTATTCAAATCAATTAAGAAACATCTTTCATGCTCCACCAGGCTTTGTTTATGAGTGGAAGAAAGGTATTGGTACATATACTGGTTTTCAAACATCAACGAAGTATAAGAGTAGTATAGAGCGTCCTAAAGCACCACAATTAACATCTGATCCATTTGCTGGACAAGATATTATGAATTGTTTGTCTTTATACATTACTGGACAACCATATAACTTTGTTACGTTTTATAATGCTGTTAGAAATTATGATTCATATAGTAAAGATGATGCAAAGAATGAAGATTCATCTACTAGTTTTACTAGACAATTACAGTTTAATCTTACAGAAAAAAATAATCAGTATGGTAAATTTATACCTTTCAAGAAATTAACTGTAGATGAGGATACAGCTGTTATGTATGTGTCCAGACAATTTAGTATAATAGATACAAATAATAAAATTAATGATTTACTTAAACAAAGAGCCAGAATAGTTAATTTTAAATTAGGTATAGAAGCTGCTTATTCAAGTTCATCTGGAGCACCATCCAATTCTATTGATAAAGTTGGTTTAGTTGGTTATAATGAAAAAATAGCTGATTTGGATTCACAAATTTGGTCTATACAAAACAAGAGTGATATTTATAATAACTCTGATGGCATTATTAAAATAGCTGGTGATGATATTAGTTTTGATACAGATGAATTTTTAAATAAGTATGATAATAGTATTATTACAAATAAAAAATCAAGAAAACTATTAAGAAGAAAAATAAATTTCTTATCTAGAAGATTACCATGGCAAGTTAAAGCTAATGAAGATAGAAACTTCTTTATAGTAGATGATGCTTATGATAAGGATTATGATTTACAAGCATATGAAAGTGTAATTGATAGTTCAAAATTAAGTACATTTAATAGTCAGTTTTCAGCTATTAATGATAAGATAGTACAAACTGCTTCTATATTACAATTAGAATGTTTTATAGATTCACAGGGTCATATACAAGTTAGACCACCTCAGTATAATAAAGTCCCTAGTTCATTATTTATGAAGATGTTTAAATTAAATAAAGAAGAAGGTATTAGATTATTTCCTAAGTTTTTAGAGGATTTGTATTCTAACCAAATAGATTTAACAGCTAAACAGATACAAGTTTGTGAAGATAATATAAGATTATTTTGCGCTATATTGAATTTTACAAATGATATTGATGCCGCTGTATATCTATCAAGTGGAGATACTGCATTAGATTATTTTGCTTTTATATCAAATGAAGATACGGGAGATATTTTTAGTAAAGGTTCTATAAAAGAACTACTTGTATATAGTTCTCCAGAAATGCAGGATCAAAACTCAGAGGAACTTAAGAGTACATCATTTATAGCAAATGGCCAAACAGGTGTTAAAAACATATTTACATTTGTTAAAAGAATGAAAATAGAAACAAATGAATTTGGTGAAGGCGCTTATAAGTTTACTTCTAATATCTCTAATGTCAAAGATAAAATATCTGTATTACTAGAAAGAATATATAATAACAGCGGTCAAAAAGTTGATATCAATAAATATCTAGTAGAATCAAAGAAGCTAGGCAACTCTGTTCTATCTAGTGTAGACTTACTAAATATAAATAATCAAATATCATACTATGTTGGTCAAAGACAGAAACTACTTAAATCATTTAATGGTTTATTAAAAACAGTAACTGAATCTTATTCTTCAGCTAGTCAAGATAATGTAGTAAATATATTAACTGGTCCAACATCATTTGATGAATCAAATATACCAGATATATTTGAGAACTTGGTGGAGGATGAGAATTATGATGACTTTGGACCTGGATCTGGTAAACGTTTTATTATAAAGAATAGTCAAATAAAAAATTATTCTTTAGTTGAAAAAGCCCCACAAAATACTGTTATAGAAGTCAATGGTAGAATAAGTCCACAGTTAGCTGAGAATGCCATTCCAGCTGGAACTAGTATTACATTACCAGGAGGAACAGGAGGTAATATGGTAACTTCTGCAATTGCTGTTGACTATGATTTGTGGCGTATGTATGGATTTAGATCAACAGAATCAGTTAGCCCAGTATTTTTTACTAATCCAGTAACTCAATGTGCTCCTTATGCAGTAGCATTGTTAAACAAACAAAGAGCAGAAATATTATCAGCTAGAGTTTCATTGGTTGGAGATGAATTTAAACAACCTGGAGAAGTATATTTCTTAGAAGAAGAAAACTTACTGTTTTATTCTCATTCAGTTTCGCATCAATTTAATTATGGTGAAAACTTTTCAACTGATATGGAATTAACGTATGGACATACGCCAGGTAAATACATTCCTAATCCATTAGATGTAATTGGTAAGGTATTATATAATAATAGAAACTCTGATAGTAATATAGTAATAAAGAACGATAGTGCTGGACCAGAAACACCATTAGGAACACTAGTAAATTCTATAACATATACTACATCTATAGATCCTAAATCATCTAATACTGTTAATAATAAGTATGAAATTAATAATAGTAGAGTAATTCAGTCTATTAGATCTGCTGCAATTAATATGATGAGTTCATCTAATATTAATTCTATGCCTATAATAGAACTTAGATTATTTAGCAACAATTTAGCTCCTAATTCAGATCTAGAGGAGTTAGCCAAGTACTTTATTGGATTATTAACTGGTACTAATGTTCTTGCAGCTATGAATGAAAATATTATATTAATTCCTAAAGAAAATGTAAGAATAAATACAATATCAAAATTAGATCCAACTAAATATGGTTCTCCATCTAAAACTGCATTTTCTATAGCAAAAGATATATTAAGTGAGAAGGGCATTACATTTAGTGATGCCTCTGGGTATGCAGCATCACTTGATGATATAATAATAAAGAACATAATAGATGTATGGTTGATCTACACTTAATCTAATATATACACATGAGTTTCTTTTCATCAACTGGTTTACTTAGGTACGGAACTGTCACAGGATATTATCCTGATGATAAGGAAGTAGAAGTAACTTTAGATTATGATGCAACATCAACATATTCGTTTAGACCTATTCGTACACCTATACCAACACCATTAAATAACTCTAATGGTATCTATATTGGCTCAGGTATATCTGATGGCACTACTGTTGTAGTTGGACAAATTGAAGGTGGTGAATGGGTTATAGTTTCTGTATTTAGTAAGAACACTGACTCTATAACATTAGATGATACCACTCTATTAATACAAAACGCTAATTCTGGATTAAAGATAGAATTAGATGAATCTAAAATTTTATTTGGTGACAGTGAACATTATTCTAAATTAACTCATAATGCAAATATTACAAGTTATGAACAATCATATTCATTTAATGAGAGTATGAGAGTAATATCTGGAATAGTTAAAAGAGATGTTGTTCCTAATTCAAAATATCCAAACAGTTTAAGATTAAAAGGAGAAGATTTAGATATTGATCTTAAGACTATTTGTTTGGATCCTACGATATCTGAAAATTATTCTACATCAAAAAATACAGCTAGAAATCTTCCATTCGTAGAGCACAGAGAGGTTTTCTATGAGTTCGCTCATAAGGGCAACTACACCAACGACCAAACCGAATTTAAAGCTTATCAGGATAACTCTGGAAGTACGATCAACGACATCTACGATCGTAGAGAGTCAAGGGCAGATTCGTTAAGTTTAAGTTTAACGTCGCCCAACTACCTTATAGAGAAAATTCAAGGCACCGTTATTGATGTGTTTGGAAATATATTAGATATCAATAGAAATATAATTCAAATAGGAAAAGATAAAACAACTTCTTTAAAAGATGCTGATGATAAAGGATTAGCATTTCAAAACATAAGAGAGCTAGAAAGAAAGAGTATAGCTTATCACTTTGAAGTAAATGCTAGAAAAGCTAATTCTTCTATAGATGTTACTTCAAAATCAGATTATGCTAGAGATAGAAGTAAATTCTTTTTTGATATTGATAAAGAAGGGCAATTTAAAATAAATGTACCAGCTTCTTCTGAAAAAGGTAATATACCGTTACTAACTAGATATGAAAACTATTCTACATTTAAAGCATTAGAGAATTCAGATGATCCCAGAAAATTACTATATAATGTAGATGATCCTGATAATAGAAAAGATGTTTATTTGGATAGTTTTTCAGTAGGTGTAGTAAATATAAATGATAAAGATAATGTTAATGGTAAAGGCGCTCCATTAGATAGAATTGATTCCACTAGTGATTCACCAATATATATTAAACATGGTACTGCGCATCATGACATCACGGCTATAACAGAAGTATTTAAAAACACTGATTATTTCTCATACGAATATCTAGATACTCCGGATAATCCATTCTCACAAATCACAACTGAAGCTAAATTAAATTCTATTATACCTAAAGATGTTAATACTGGTAAGTATAGTTTAGTTAATAAAGATCTTTATTTGTCTGGAGATAAAAGTAATGCTGGTGGAAGATCTGGATCAATTAATTTTGATGGATCTATAGATTTAAATATAGGTGCAAATACATCTGATAGACAATCATTATGGTTAGATTGTGCTGGTGGTATATTAGGATCTATTGGTAGAGATAAGAATGGTATAAGCATGGCAATGAATCTTGATGGAGATTTAATAGTTAAGATTGGTGGAGAGACAATACCAGAGAGTCAAGATAGTAGATTTAGTGCAGCTAATGGTTATAATAACGCGCTAAGATCTGGAACATTCGATATTAGAGTAGTAAATGACTCTAATGAAGTAACTATAGTAAGAATAGATAGGAATGGAGTATTAGTATTATCACCTACTAGAATGATATTTGAGTGTAATCAAGATATGCATTTTAGATCAGGGTGTAATATGACTTTTGAATCAGAGAATATGTTTTTACAAAATAGATTAGTTCAAAAAGGTACTGATGCTAGCATATAAAGGTAAATATGAAAAAATTAAATAAGACAGCATATACAAGATTAAAGGCTCAGGCTGACGAAGCTAAAGAAATAGGTCTTACTAAACTAGCTAATGGTATTAATAATTCATTAGCGGATGGCCCAAGAGAAGAAGATACTTATGTAACTGAAAAAGAATTACATACAGAAATATATAATCATCTATGGAACATTACTGCTTCAGTAATTGATTATTATGATTTACAAAAAGTAGATGCTACTAAAATAGATACAATTATTAATTCTTTAACAAAGACAGCATTTGAAGATATTAAATCAGCACTTAATGTAAAAGAAATAGTCTCTCCTAGAGAGATGCCATTACCAGGCGAATATAATTTTGAAGCTGTACAAAAAATAGTTAATGAATTTAAGAAAGAATATAATGTTCAAGCATCTGTTAAAGTAATTAAGAATGATGAAGGTGAAAAATATAGTATATTAACTTTTGCTGGTCATAATATTCCTAATAAATATAAATCTGTAGATATAGAAGTTATATAATGGTTTGCGATATCAATGATCTAAACATAACTGAGCCTGATAGTCCTAACTTTGGTAGATTTGCATTAAACTTACCAAAGTTAGGTTTTGATTTTCCTTTTAATATACCAGAAGATTTATTAGCATTATTTGATAAATTATCGTTCTTAATGCCATCTGGTCCATTAAAGCCAGGACTATCTCCTAACTTTGGTAAAGATATATTTGATATTATATTATCTTTATTAGAGAAATTAGCCCCATTTCTTTATTTATATAAATTTATACTACCAATACTTAATATGATAATTTGTATTATAGAAGTATTGTGTGCTATACCTAATCCATTTAAATTAAGAAAAAAGTTATCTAGATTATTTAGAGTTTGTTTACCAGATTTCCTATCTTTATTCCCTATATTAGCTTTATTGCTAATGATACTTAGTTTGATTAAGTTAATTATAGCTTTGATACAATATTTAATAGCGCAAGTATTAAGAATAATAGCTTTAATTATAAAGAACATTAAGATATTAGCAATGGCTATAAAAAGACACGATTTAGATTCAATAGCAGCTGCTACAAAAAATTGGGTATATTACTTTGTTTTATACAAAACTTATTTGTTGTATTAGGAGCTATAGCAACAATAATAGCTTTAATAAAAGCTATGTTAAACTTATCATTTAATATACCACCGTGCGGAGATAGTGGTAATCTAACAATAGATGAAGCTTGTTGTTCATCAGAAGTTTGTCCAAGTTTTATTAAAAATCATGTTAGTATATTAAGTACAACTGGTAGCTTTAAATATAGCTATAAGGTACAAACACCTGGTTTACCAATACCATCTGGTTTTCCATTATCACAAGCACAGATAGATTCTTTAAGTCCAACGTTACAAAATGAAGCTTGGACATTATATGATCAACATTCAGGATATGACACTGCGTTTAATAATATAGTTACAGCTTATGATGTTCCACCAGAATATTCTAGTAATATATTCTTTCCAAATGTTGCATTTGATGATAAATCAGATCCAAAGAAGGTTCCATATAAAGCTGACATAAAGTTCTTATATACGCCAACGGCATCATATTGGAATTCATACGCTGATACCACTAAAAATAGAGCTAGTGATCCATTAGGTACTAGAAAAATAATAATAAAAGATTGCATAGTAGAAAGAACACCAACTGTTGATGTGACTACGCATGGTAATTTATCATTAGTTGGTGGTAAAGCATATGAAGAAGATGGTACTACACCATTTAAACTTAATGGTGTTCAAGCTAACATTAGAACGTTCTTTAGTACTGATACTATATTATCTTCAACTTTACCAATCAATAATGGGATTCTAATAGAAAATGTAGAATATACTTTTTATATTAACCATGAGAGTTTAGCTGGATACAGTTTGATTACAATAGGATGTTTCCCTGATGTAGCTGCTGATAAGGATACAGTAAATTCAGTATTTGCAGGACCAATAACAGGTAATGCTGCTGATCTATTAGGAGTAATAGGTGATCCAAATAGTTTCCCTGATATGGCAGCATTATCAGAATGTGTGATGGCCTCCATAAATAAATTTAGAACTAATGTTAGTACTGCTGGAGCAGCTATATTTCAATCAGAAATAGTATCATGTCTAGAAGATACTTTAGCTATATGTAAAAATGGATTTGGTCAATTAGTAAAGATAGGATTTGATCCTTATAAATCTAAATTTGAATTAGATCCAACATTACAATTTACGACAAAACCAATTAAGGTTAAAGTTGATCTTAATGATGTTAATGGTTTACCATTGTGTCAAGGTATAGAAACAGATATAGCTGAAGGAATAGCTGCTGATATAATTGCAGATATTACATTTGGTACAATGTCTAAGTTTACTTATGATGGAGTTCAATCATTTACTGGAGATTTAACTAGTACTACAGCTGGCAAAGGTAAAATGAAAATAGAATATGCTGGTAAGATTATTGGTACAGCAACGGTACCAACTGATTTGACACAACCAATAGTTATAAAAGAAACAGAAATAGATTTTGAGTTTATTTATGCTAATCTTCCAACTACTGGCGAAGATGCAAAACCAAGAAGAGACGAATCGGATACAGCTGGAGATGTAAATGCCTAATCTTACTCAAGATAACTTCTATGAAGATAAGTCAGTTACATCTACAGTTAAAGAATTGTATAATAATTTTATACCAAAGATAGATGAGCATCGCAGTTATTTTGATGCTACAGTCTCTGGTATATTACAAAGCAACTTTAGTTTATCTTCTATTGATAAAGCTATATCTAATGCACAACTTAAAGAAGCTGCATATAGCGAAAGTAGATGTCATACATTCTATAGAATGATAGGTTTACCAATAGTAGATATAAACGGTAATATATATTGTCCTGGATTTGATAAGTATGCTAACAGAACTCCAGATATATTAAATACAAATATTAATATAGGTAAGAATACATCTAAAGATTCTCAAGATATGAGTTTTCTTAGAGAACGATATTATAAAGACATGATTAAGTTATTTGAGAATAAAGATAATATATCTACAGCTTACATATTAGCGTCTACATACATAAGACCATTTAATGTTATGGCTGAGACAGGTCCATTAGAAAAAGATACACAAAGTTATACTATAGAAGAAAGGGATTTATCTAAAGATAACTTATTAAAGTTTGATAGGATAAAAGATAGTGATGGCAATACTATTTCTTATAAGAAAGAGTATAAACACATACTTAAACCATTTATAGTTGATCCTAGAATAGATTGTACTGTCTTGCCAGCACAAAAACGTATAGCTGTTCCATTTACATTAAAAAGAGAAGATCTTAAGTTAGATGCACAAACTTATTTATTAACTCCACTTATTGAAACGGTGTGTAGGGCTAGGTTAAATTTATCAAATAAGAGCGATCAAGTTGGAACTTATAGACAATCATTAATAGATTATATTAAATCGCCTGAAATAACTGACCCAGGATCTAATAGTGATTTAGCGAATGCATTAACTGAAGATATTAATAAATTTAGTACTAGTGAAACTTTAGCTATGCAAAAGTTTATTAATATAATGAGGTGTTTAGCTAGACAGTTGGATATTAGTATTAATAACTTCTATGCTGGTATATATAGAATTAATTATAATCCTATAGCAGATGTTAGGGGTCCAGAGTTTGGATGTACATTAGGCGCTGTGATCCCTGGAGATACAAGAAATACTAATTTAGAAAGAGATATAGCAATACAAAATATTTTAAAAGAATTTAGTAGTATGGATTTATCTGCTTCTTCTAATGTTGAACAACAGACGGTTGAGGCTCCATTTTCTAATACATCTGGTGGAGAAAAGAATGTTAAGACAGGATATGATAAGAGCTTAAAGAGTATGAATGAATTTAGAAATAAAGTTGGAGCTGTGTTAAATACATCAGTTACAAATATAGAAATGATTATGGGAGAATTTTCTGGATTAGGTTTGATAGATATAGTTGCTATACTTGCGACACTATGGACAATAGAACATAAATATTTAGTAAATATGTTAGATCAATCTGCATTTGATAGATTGTATACTAATAAGGAATTAAGAAATCCAGCTGTTGAAGATAGAAAAAATGGAGCTAGTATAAATGGATTAGATGTAATATCTGAGTTTGAGAGAAAAGTTAAACAGTATTTAGATTTAGAGTATACAATTTTCCAATCATTAAGGTCAACAGCTATTAAAGAAGTCTGATTCCTCATTATTTGAATATATAATGGAGGAACTATGTCATTTGATCTTAAATTATCAAATAAGAATTTGAGTTTAGTTAATGGAAAACTAGAAATAGTTACTAGTAGTGCTAAACTTATACAAGATGTTTTAAAAGTTATATTAACGCCAATTGGAACTAATCCTAGTTTTCCTTGGTATGGTTGTGCATTAATAGATTCTATATCCGGATCGCAATTTGATCCTATTATGAGAAATACTTTAATAAAAAGTCAAATTGAAACGGCTCTTAATAATTTAATGGGTTTACAGTCCGCTCAAAGAAAAACAGCTCAACCGGTGAGTAATGCTGAACACATAGCAGCTATATCAAATATAGCAGTTACACAGGATCCTGGTGACCCAAGAGGTATTATTATTAGATTAACAATACTAACTAAAGCATTTAATACAGTTACAACTTCTTTCTCAGTATCAATTTGATAGATTTCTAGGAACAAATATGGCTAATATCAGAAAAATAAATGAAATAATTTTAAGTTTAATAGATTTCTATAGAACTCAACAACCAGAAATGGATACTAAGCCTGGTGAAGTATCTAGAGATTTATTTATAGATGGCCCTTCATCTGCTATATCTTTACTTTATGATGAATTAGGTCAAATATCTAATGTGCAATCAATTAGAACTGCATTAGGATCCGACTTGGATAATCTGTTAAAGAACTATGGTATAACAAGAAAGTCACCAACAAAAAGTTCTGGCGTAGGCATATTAACATTTAATTCTATAAATTCTCCTATAGTCATAAATAAAACATCATCTGTATTTGCATCAAATGGAATTGCATTTAATATAGTTACACCATTAGTTATAAATGCTAATCAAGCCAATTATTATAAATCAGTTGCTTCTAAATATAAAAATGATTTAGATTTTCTTGGTATTCAAGATCAATACGCATTAGAAGTTACATTGGAATCATCAACAGCTGGATTAAATTCTAATATAGCTAAATATGGTTTATCTAGAACTTCTATATCAGGAATTACAAATGTTACAAACGTAACACCATTTTCTGGTGGTTCAAATCAAGAAGATGACACTACATTTAGAAATAGAGGTTTATCTGTATTTGGTGGAACAGCGACTGGAACAGAGCTAGGATATAAGAACTTAGCATTATCACAATCAGATGTATTAGATACTGTAGTTATAACTCCAGGTGATTCTCTTATGACAAGAGATGGAACTGTGGTATCAAAAAATACCGACGGTTCATATACTATATTATCAGAAGGTGCCGGTGGAAAAGTTGATATCATTGTTTTAGGTAAAAGTTTAGCAGAAACTTCTTATTCTTATATTTATTCGGATAAATCAAATTATAATGATCCTACTGATACTAAGAACAATATTGTATTAGGATTAAGCACTTCTGACTTATTAAAAACTGTAAATAAACGCAGGATAGACGCTTTAACTAACAATACCGGTATACCTCAACAACCAGTAAATAGTATAGTT